TCGCGCCGTCGGTGTGCGGTGAGGTCAGCGAGCCGGTCGAGCGGCACCACGAACGTATCCGGGTCGATATCGAGCAGCATCGCATCAGTATAAAGGTCGAGCCGAGCCTCACCTATAGGGACGAATGTCACCGGTACCGCCTCCTGAACGCCGCGGCGGGCGGGATCTCCTCGGGTGTCGCGGGCGGGTCGAATACCTCCAGGTTGAGATGGATCGCCCAGTCCCGCTCAAGCCGCGCCCCGGCGCTCTGCTCCCATCCCGGCAGCAGCAGCACCGCTGCGCGCGCCCGGGGCAGGAGCCGGAGGATCGCAATGTCGCCGTCGATCCAGTCCTCGTTCGGGACCTCCGGGCAGTCGACCTCGAAGTGCGCTGTATTGAGGTGCGGCGTGAACGGAAACCAGCCCTTCCGCGCCGCCGCGACCGCATGTGCCCGGGCGACGGCGATATTCTCCGCGACCGTGCGCCCGTTGCCGGCGGAGTAGGGGCCGGAGAGATAGAGGATCGGGCGGGTCATGCGATCACTCCATACGTCCGCAGGTCGCTCTTCCCGTCACGGAGACCGACGATATACTGACAGAGTGTCGAGTATCCCCTCTGCACGGCGATCTGACTATCAATCGGTGTGCGATAATACCGATCCCGGACGAGCCACTCATCCACCTCGGTAATTAACGAGAAGTGTCCTCGGATCGCGCCATATGTGATCCAGAATACCCGATCGGATATCTCTCGATCGACGAGGATGTAAACATCCTGATCCCGGTTCGACGCCTTATCGACCTTCCGGGCGAGAAATGACCACGAGTGCCACCGTCTCGGAGGCGAGGGATATTCTTCGAAAACATCGTTGGGTTTGCGTTCAACGTCGATCTTGCATATCTCCTTTCCAAACGTCAGTGACCGCCGATCGTAGGTGTGGACGATCACGTCTTGCGGCGAGAACTTCGCCCAGTCTCGCCCGACCGGACGCTCAGCCCGGACGCCATCGTGGATAAAGAGAGCGTTGAGCTTCGCGGCGACGACGAACTCCGGATCATGAGAATATCCTGCGTTAAGGGCTCGCCAATCTTTACGGGACACCTGCAACCCGCCCCCTGACAATCTGCACGTTCACCGCGTCGATATCGAACCCGATCGCCTTCCGCCCCATCTCCCGGGCCATATCGAGGACCGTGCCGGATCCCATGAATGGATCGAGGACGGTATCTCCCGGATCGGTGAACGGCTCGAATATCTGCCGCAATTCTTCCTTGCCCTGCTGCCACTCGTGCGCCGACTTCTCGCGCCCGGTGCCGAGAATGACATCGCAGAAATACCGCTTCGGGGCCATCCGGGGCGGCTTGTGGAATATCAGGATCGGCTTAAACCCACACATCACACTCCGAGAATGAACTGCCTTTGTCGTTCCGGCGTGTTTCAGGGCGGCAATCCAGTAGAAGTCAAGGTGTCTGCACATCTGATCGAGGATGCGATCGAGATGAATGTGGCCCACGTAGGTTATCAGAAATCCGCCGGGTTTCAGGACGTATTCCGCCGCCCGCGCGAATCCCTCATAGTTCTCCAACCAGTCCTTAACGTATGGCGGATCCGTGATGATGCAATCGACCGATCCCTCACCGAGTATATGATAGTCCTTGAGGAAGTCGCCATGGTACACCTGCACGGACGGCGGAAGTTTGACGACTGCCGCCCCCTTCTCAGCGAGTTCTTCCCGGTGTCTCTGGAGGGTCTCCTCCTTCTTGATGTCGTTAAAGACCTTGTTGATTGATACGCCCGGATCGCCACGCCGGAGCTTCTCCTTCACCTCCTCCGGTGCCTTCTGCACGATCTTCTCAACCCGGGCGATGGTGTTGTCAGATACTCCGGCGATCTTGGCGACCTCTTCCCGGGTATCGATTGCAGGCTTTGGAGAATTCTCCAAAGGCCGGGGGGTTGCCCCCCCTGTTGAGGTTACAAGATTCACCCTCGCCTTCGCCGCGATGATATGTTTTCTCTTCAGGGCGAGTTCTCCCCGGGCGAATGGAGTGAGGTTTCGCCGTGAGAACTGGTTGTCGATGATCCAGACCATCGCGTCATCGCGCGACGCGAACTCCATCTCGACGGTTTCGAACGGTTTCCCATGCGCCGCGCAGATCTCGTAGCGGTTGTGTCCGTCGACCAGAATGTTGTGACCTTTCCACACTACGAGGGCATCGCGGCATCCCTCCTTTAAAATAGACTCTTCGAGCCCCTTCCGCTCTTCTGGGAGGAGGGGCGGGATCAATGCTTTAAACTCTGGATCAATAGTTATCATTGTCGATCACTCATGTAATGCCGTGGTCGTCCGGGCGGGCCGGTCAACTGCCAGGGAGACGGTCCGCCCGTCCATGTTCTTCTTGCTCAACTTCGGGCACGCGGGCGTCTGCCGGAACGTCGTCCCGGTGACCCCGCAGATCCGGATCTTTCGGTAGCTATATCGCCGGATTTCGCGGTCGGGGCACCCTACACAATCGCTGACGGATGGCCGGGCCCCTCCGCGGATCCGGGACGGGATGTAGGGGTCGCTCACGCGATCGCCCCCCTTGGCCACGAGAACGCCCGCTCGTATGCTGAGCATCCCCTTGTATCGATGCACCCGATCGGGCACTCGAACCCGACCACGTCGCCGGTGAGCCCGCAGAAATCAATCTCGAAGATCCACCAGTGCCGCTCGCGATAGTGCGACCGGCAGCCGATACAAGAGCGAGGATGACTCATACCCGCACCTCCTCATCGCAGAGATATCCGAGGATCCGCAGCGACGCAGAGGCATCCGCCAGCCCCCGCCGGTCACCGCAGGCTTTACACCGCTCGACCTCTGCCATGAGGTGCTGCCGGCGTGCCTCGATGAGACCCGTCGCCACTCAGACCCCCTCCATCTGCTCGTCGGTGAGGATGATCTTATCCGGCATCCCGTCGATCGCGACGAGGTAGTTCTCCGTCGCCGGGAAATACCGCTGAATCTCGCCAGTCTGCCCCCGGTGCAGCGCATGTTTGATCCGCACCCTGTCGCCGGGGCGGAACGTCGGGCGAGGGACGGCGAAGTCCGGCTCCTCGGGCTCCGGCTCGATGAGTTTTCCCGCCGCCCGGAGCTGATACCACCGCGATTGTACGGCGGCATGCGTCCGCGAGGATTGCGGATACGCGCCGTAGTAGAGTGTCGCCGCCTCTTTCGCATTCCGCGCTCGCCGGATCGCCTCTTCCTCTTCGTCGCTCCACGCGTTCGGGTGCGGTTTGCGGGTCGCAGGTACGGTGTAGGTGTGGAGCGCCCCGTCATCCGGCTCCGGTTCGACCCACTCGGGTGCGGCGGTCTCGTAGACCGGCTCCTCCTCCGGGACCGGTTCCGGGAACTCCGGCTCCGACTTCCCCGCATCATCAGCCTGAGCCTGAGGATCCTCAGGGGCGGGCACGTAGTCTGACCGCGGGATCGTGTCGGGTGCCTCGGCCACCATGTCGGTGCCCCACCCTTCCGGATCCTGTGTGAGGGGGACAAACTTAGGTATATCGTCCCCCCAAGCCCAAGCAAGGTCCTCCTCTGCCTGCTTGCTGGCCGCAGACCATTCATCCTTTTGCGGGCAGTAGATCCAGTCGTCGTTGAGGTACGGGCACCCCGTCTTGCAGGCGTCGGGGTGGGTGCACGGGTCGATAGTGTCCACATGCTCGGACCGCTCGTCGTAATACCCGCACAGGCTGCTCACCTGCCCCTCCTGCTCGGCCTCGCAGGCGTCCCGCATCCTGGCGACCTCGGACATCGCGGCGCAGGCGTCCTTGACCGGGCAAAGGACATCCGGGTTGTCGAGGTGCGGGCACCCGTCCTTGCAGGGATAAGGGTAGGCGCAGAGCGGCGGATCCTCGCGATAGTCCGGCCCGTCGCCGTCCTCGGGGGCAGACCCATCCGGGTCGTAATGCACACACAGGCCGCTCGTCTGCGGCCGGATGACTTGCCCTGGGACTCCCTGCTCAGGGACGGCTGCAACCGCCGAGGCTGCGTCCAGCACCCGTAAGACAAGCAGGTGGGCGATCTGCGGATTGACGTTCTGTAGGTGCACGGCGACATGGACCGACGCCAGCCCGGCATCGTCGACGTTGAGATGGTGCGTCTCCGAGTACGTCGGCGGCATCAGGAGACCCCCTGGCTCTTGTCCATGCACGTCTTGCAGAGCGTTTTGTTCATGAACAGGTTCGAGAGTTTAGCTTGGTTCGACGGCACTGCCTCGCCACACTCCGCGCAGATGCCAAACCCCTCCGGAGGTGCACTGGGCGCAGAGGCCTCTGGTTTGGGCGGTGCGGCGGGCGGCTTGATGCACTGTGCGACGGCTGCCGCCGCCTGCTCTGCCGCTGTAGGGGCCGGACCCATCACCGGGGCCGGGGCAGCCACAGGTGGCGCGACCTTCGCAGGCTCCTTGACCGGGGCCGGAGG